CTTCATCGGCCGCTCGGCCCTGGCGGGGAGATGTTGACATGATCGAGAGGGCGGGTTGGCCGGAACGTCTTCCGTACATGGAGGGTGACGCGATGATGGCGCACGGTGCGAGTTACTTCAAGGTGCCAATGTGGTCACGGATCAAAGGTGATCTGTGGATGGGATGTTCACCGGCTGAGTTTCCTGACGGCTTCGATCCTGATGACATGCATACGTGGAATCGTCGCTTTGAGCAGCCGTATCAATGCAAGTGGTTGTGGAAGTCTGAGGTCGTCGGTGCAGGGCCGGGACGCTTTGATGCGATCCTTAACTTGTACGTCTACGACGACACCAAGTACATCGTGCCGCTTGGCACTGAGTACGAGGAGTTCACCATGAGCGATGGTGACGAAGTGCTTGACTCAGAAGTCAATAGGTTGGCAGGCACAGTGGTTGCCTGGCTTATGGCCGGGAAGAAGACCCTTGTGCATTGTCAGGCGGGACTCAATCGTTCGTCGTTGATCGTGGCGCGTACGTTGATGCTTGGACAGGATATGACTGCCAAGGATGCTATCGCCTTGATTCGTGAGAAGCGGTCGCCCATGTGCTTGTGCAACGACACGTTCCGAATCTATTTGGAGCGTCTCGATGGTTAATAACCCGGTCTACATTTGCATCGAAGCTGTGTGGGACGATGACAACAAACGTACCGATAGCATGCGTGAGCTAGCGAATGCGATCAGGTCAGAGCTTGGTGGTCAATATGCCAAGTTGATGTTGGACATGCCGAAAGTCACAGTCGTTATTGACATGCCAAGCAATCATGCGTAAGCGTAAGCAATACATCGAGTTTGTCGAGATGCCGCCGCTACCTGGTAGGAAAACGCGCCGGGTATCAATTCAGAGCATCAGTGCATCTAGTGGTGAGCTTGGCACTATCTACTGGTGGCCGCATTGGCGACAGTATGTGTTTGGCGCGGCACCGGCGATTATTTTCAATTCTCAGTGTCTTTATGAGATACATGCCAAGTTGGTTGAGATGAACGAGGAGCATGCGCCGCAGTCTGCGCCACCGTTGCAATGAGGACGGTCGTGTGGACAGGTTCCCGAGGTTGGCAGGACACAGAAACGATTCTTGACGCGATCGTTAGCATCAAACGACCGTTCCGAAGCATTGTCGGTGACGCACGAGGGTGGGATGCGCTCGTATGGGAAACACTTGCCGAGTTCAAGATGCCAAGGTTGCAGTTCAAAGCCAAGTGGAACCTGTATCGAAATGGCGCAGGGCCAAAACGCAACGCGCTCATGCTGGATTGGCTACAGCGGATCGACAGAGACGGTTTTGTCGTTGCCGGGTGGGATGGCGAATCGAGTGGGACGCACGATTGCATGATGGAGGCTGAACTTCGTGGCATACCAATCTGGCGCGTGAAGTACACGCCAGCACTCAATGGAGGAGGGCAATGAAAGCCGTGGTGCTTTACATCGACATTCACGTGGTTGGTAGGACACGTGAAGAAACACTGAGCTTGATGGATGAGGTCAAATTGAACACGCTCAATGAAATCGGTGGTGCACCATGGGTGGCTACCAATGATGACATTGTGAAGACGCACATGCCACAGGCGCTTATTTGCGACGGTCAAGGATTCGTCTATAAGGGAAACGTGACGCTTTCGTTCAGTGGCCCGATGGTTTTCTCAGAAGGATCGCCAATGCACGATGGCAACAAGCTTCAGACGAGGAGTGAGAATGAAGCTTACTAGGGTGAGGATCGAGGCGAGCGCTCTGCCAAGCGAAGGTAAGGAAGCTCTTGAACGGTTCTTGATTGAGGAGGCCACGTCCATCCGTGACGAGCAAGGTGGAACGTGGTCTGAGGAATCCGGTGGTGCAATTACGTTCACTGCCAAGGATGGTTGGTGGGGTCGATTGACAATCAGAAGGGAATCTTGATGGGTAGGCAGATTATCTACTTCGACCTTGCCAAGATGTTTGGCCAAAACGTCACAGCGGAGATGGCGGTTTCGTGGGGTGATGGTTGGTGGGGCATGCCAATGAGAATTGGCAGCTTGGAAGTCGGTAAGGTCGTTGGCGTTCGACCCGACGTGCGCGATGGCCATGTTTATTGTGGCCTGATCATCGAGTGGGACGACTCACTCGTTTCTGTAGCAGACTACCAAGGAGGACAACATGGCTGAGCATGGAGCATCGGACTTGGCACCTGGATTGACTCAAGTGGTGCAGGCTGGCACAGAGCTTGTGCTGAGTGACAATGACGGCAACGAGTTTTCGATCAAGGCAGTTGAGCACCCATCCACGATCGAGTTCATCAAGGCGTTCGACGAGTGGAATCTTCTTAGGAAGGGTGGTCAGGCGAGCGAAGGAATCGTGACTGCATTGTGGGCCGCAGTTGAGCGCCACTTCAACAATTTGCCAATGCACATTCAGCGTGAGCTTCCGTCTGTGAGGCAGGCACTTGGCAGTGTCGGCGTCAAGGTCGCCGGTCACAGCCATGATTAGATGTCGGCTTGAGTTAGTGCCGGGTGGCCTTGAGTCCGATGACTCAGAACCGATTCACCTTGGCACCATCATCATCGGAAATCAGATTGGCGCTACATTGGCATCCGGTGGGAAACGAGGCGACTATTACTACGAGTTGAAGAAGAAGCGTCGGAACAGGATTGCCAGCAATGGGATCATTCGTGATTTCCCGCGTCAGTCCTATCACCCTTGGAACCTTGTCAGGCGCATCCTCGACGACGCTGCCGAGACAAACGGCGGAACCATCTAGCCATGGGTGGCCGGACTGGTAGGGCGGGGTACATTCCGCCACCCGAGGAAGAACTACGTGGCTTGTATTGGGATGATCTACTTGGCATGCAGGCGATTGCCGATCAGTACGAAGTTGGCATTGGCACGATCTGTAAGTGGTTGCACGAGTACGGGATACCAACGCGGCCGAAGGCATCCACCGCTCGCATGAAGATCATACGCGGGTTGCAACATCAGTATTGCCAAGGCGTTCTACATCCTGACGGCGAATGGCTGCCCATTGGCAGATTCCATGAACACACAAAACGTGGCAAATTGACTCACAGACGGACTTGCGCCGAGTGCGACGAGGCATCAGGCAAGATGGTGCCGTTCGTGCCGTTCAAAGATCGCCACAAGGCGTGGCTCAGGAGCATTGTCAACCGACTTGGCACGATGGAATCCTGTCGCCGTCTCGGCGTGCATAATAAGACACTCAGACATTGGCAGAGTAACTCGCCACCGACCAGGTTGCGTAGGAAACATGCCAAGAAGATTGTTCTTCTCATGCGCGAGTTGCGAGTGTCGGGCGAAGTTCGACATCGAGATTCGATCCATTACGGAAGTACCAAGCGCGGAGCGCCAGAGAAGCTTGTCACTCAACGACGACATCTGTATCGGCCGCATGGTGACGATGACACTGCCAACAAACGGAGACGTTTGACAACGAGCTAGACCGGCTGTACAACAGGTCTGCGTTGTCACCTTCGTCGGTGCTGCGTTTCGGGGTGAGAGGGCCGCTTTGGCGGCCCTCTCGCGTTGTTAAGTGCCAAGCGGCCTACAATGACTGTGATTGCGCAGTCTTGTCAGGTTTACCGCTTGCCAATATATAAAGCTAAAAACCCCGCAAACAAGCCATTCCTGCCGCCTTTGACCAAGGCTGAAGCGAGGGCTGTCCAAGCGCTTTGTTGGCCTGACGTGTGGGGTGAGGACATGCACCTAGAGGTAGACGCTCATCCGTTCAATCTACGTGGGCGCGAGTACGAGCGCGACATCCTCCGTGACGAGTCCAAAGCCATCGTGGTGCCGAAGGGTGCGCAGATGGGTCTGACGACCATCTTCATCCTCAAGTCGGCGCACGCGATCACTGTGCGTGGCCGCTCCGTTCTGTACCTCTTGCCGCTCAAGACAGGATCGGTGCAGTTCGTTCAAGGACGCATCGACCCGATCCTGGATTCCAATGTAGAGCTTGGCAGTTACTTCAAGCGCGGAGTTGATAACCGCAATCAGAAGATGACTGCCAAGGGTGTCAAGTGGTATATCCGGGGAACCAACATCGCATCAGAACTTCGTGAAGCCCCTGCTGATGTATTGGTACTGGATGAGCGCGACGTGGCGAACGAGGACAATCTTGACGATGCCTTCGCGCGGCTCGACGGTTCTAACTACGCACGCACGTACGAGCTATCCACGCCGACTGTCGATGGCCATGGCGTATACGGCGAGGACGGTTGGAAGGCAACTGATCAGATGCGATGGTGGGTGGCATGTATTCACTGCCAATCCTATCAAATTATTGAGTGGGAAGCCAACGTCATGCCGTACCTGGGCGACGAGCTAGCCGACTGCGAAGACGCTTGCCGGTGTCAGCACTGCAAGAAGCCGTGGACGCAATATGACCGCGCCAACATGAACGCGAGTGGCAAGTGGGTGCCTGATGCGCCAGGTGCCGGTGTCCGTGGCTACCACATCTCGCAGTTCAACTCGCCTACCAAGGATTTGACTGATCCGAGGACTGGCATCCTCAAAAACTGGTTTAAGGGTCAGCTAGATGCGCGGAAGCTCAAGGCGTTCTACAACTTGGCACTCGGACTTCCCTACGCAGCGCCTGGTGACAAGTTCACGGTCGAGCTACTGGACAAGTGTCGAGGCGATTACGAGCAGGGTGGCATGTACACCGGCCAGCTTTGCATCGGTGTCGATGTCGGCCACGACGTGCTCTACGTGACAATGTGGGTGGTCGATGGCAAGAAGCGTCGGCTTTGGCGCGCGGAGACTGTGACGGCCGATGGCACACGTACCAAGTGGCAGGTGCTAGAGGAGGACTACCTTCAGTCCTTGTCCAACTGGATTTGCGTGATTGACGCGCATCCTGACAAGGAGGAGGTCGAAGCGCTCAGTAAGAAGTACAGCGGTCGTCTCTGGATGGGATTTGAGAAGGATCGTCCCGAGCAGGAGGCCACTGCCAAGTTCCAGGAAGTCAAGTGGGGTGAGCCTGCCAAGGTAAACATTGACCGCACCATGGCGTTCGACTCGTACATCAAGATGTTCCTCGATGGGAACGCGAGCCTGCCAAGAGAGGCGCGTGACATCGGGCAGTACATGCCTGGCAAGCCCTACAACGGCTTCTACCATCATCACCTTCAGATGACTCGCGTGGAGCAGGCGGACGCGAGTGAGCGGATCATCGCTCGATGGGTGAACGGCAAGGTGCGTCTGGACTCGTCAACGCAGAAGGCAACTGCCAAGGCCGGAAATCGACCTGACCACTTCCATCACTCCTCGATGTTCGCTTTTGTGGCGTCTATGCAGGACGCGCCTCTCATCGTTCCTGCCAATGTCGGTGAAATGTTTGAAGCAGCAGGGGGTCTTATCAGTGGTCGCGCAGCCGCATGACAAGAACACGGTCGATGCATGGAACGAATACCGAGTGCAGACGAGGAATCTCATCGGTGCCAAGTACGAGGCAATTGAACCATTCGTGTGGGCGCAGCTACAAGCGCGTCTTGGTAATCTCAAGGTTGGCAGGCCGAGTCGGGTGAAGGTGCATGCCTAGAAAGAAGGCCGAGACGTTAGAACAGCAGCGCCAGGACTTGAAGAAGACGTACCGGCGCGGTCGCAGACAGGAGAAGCGCGTTTCGTCTCTCACCGATCTGAGTGAAATCGAGATTGCTACCAAGAAGGAAGCTGCGTGCTTCTTAAAGGCGGCTGACTACTCGTACACGTACATCGGTGATTCACTCGGGACTACCAAGTCCATCATCAAGAACTGGTTCGCTGAACCTGCCATGGTCGCGCGTGTTGCAGAGATTCAGACGGACTTCATCGACGGCGCGATCAACCTTGTCAAGACGTACGCCATCGAGCTAGTAGAAATGCTGGTCGAGATTGCCCGAACCACCACCGACGAAAAGGTTGCTATCCAGGCCATCACAGAAGTGCTGGATCGCATCGGACTTGCCAAGGTCAACAAGTCCGAGTCCGCTGCCACCATCAAGACGAAGACGGAAGTGGACATCACTGACACACACGGAGTCTTGGCAGCCATGAAGGATGCTTCCCCCGAGCGCCAGCAGGAAGTGGCACAGAGGATGCAGGAAGCTCTGGACTTGGCATTTGATGACTCAGAGCGAGAGCCACAGGTGACTGATGCGCAATCCAATTAGATTGGTAGGCGAGATGTGGGCCAACTTCGACGTGTCACGTTCGTCGTGGTTCGGCCCAAACATTAGCGTCCTACGCGGCATGTTCTCTGACGCATTCTTCAAGCGTCCACTGATGGACGGCACCGTCGTAAACTACGACTTGGCACGTGCCCTCTACAGGAACGACACGAACGATTGGCAGCTTGGTGCTGGGTTTGTGCGGCCGATCATCGACCTGACAACCGAGTACATGGGCATCCCGTCCGTGAGTGGCACGCCAGACGACGCATTCCTCAACGAGTGCATCACTGACTACTGGAAGCCACAGCTACAGGAGATGATGCGAGACTGCCAACGCGACTCCAAGGTCTACATCAGGTATCGGCAGCCGAACCTTCTCAATCCACTCGTGACGGAGAAAGATCGCACCCGAGGCAAGATCGAGGTACTGCCGCCCGAGTCCGTCGAGTTGAGCTTCATGCCGGACGATCCTGACATGGTTGAGCGCGCAGTGTTGACGCACTTCATCGACTTCGACGCGCGCAGTGAGGAAGAAATTTTGGCAGGCACCGCTCCACGTCTTGAGACGCACGAGCTACTGGAAATCATCACACCTGCCAAGTACACGTGGTTCGACAAGACTTCAGCAGAAGAACTGTCTTCGTGGTCGATGCAAAACAAGTGGAAGTTCGTGCCAATCTGGCCTGCGTACAACGACTACGCCAGCGACCTTGGCGGCGGTCAGTCGGACATCGAGCCGATCCTACCATTCATCCAGGCGTTCCATGAAGTTCTCAACGACACCTTGGCAGCGCATAAGTACCACTCGATCCCCAAGGCCAAGTTCAACGTGAAGAACGTTGAGAACTTTATGAAGAACAACTGGCCGACGTTGTTTGACGAGACGACTGGCAAGTTGAAGGCAGGTGCCAAGGTTGAGTGGAAGGGCAAGGAAATCATGTTCTTTGAGCCTGAGGAGGACGGCGGCTTCATCGAGGCGCAGTCCGTTCTTGGTGACTCCAAGACATTGCTTGACTTTCTACTCGACTGCATCTGCGTTGCGGCAGAGACGCCAAGGTGGGCGCTCTTGGTAGAGGAGAAGGCTACGCCCGAGACGGACGCCAGTGTGCAGCCGTTCATCAAGAAGATCGAGCGCAAGCGCACCACGTTCCAAGATGTCATCGTGATCATCTGCAAGATGTGCTTGGCAGCCAACAAGAAGATTCCGAACACCCCTCGCGTTGCATGGCCCGAGGTTCGCCTGACTGATCTAGTCACCAAGGGTCAGGCCATTCAGCAGTTGATCATGGGGTTCGACGTGGCGACGGCGCACGAGTGGATCGCTGACGAGACAGTCACGCGCATCTTGGCAACTCTGTTCGATGAGATTGGCGACCCTGAAGCCGAGCGCCAGAAGGCCAAGGCTAACGTGGTGCCCGAGATTCCTGCGCCAGCACCGCAAAGTGATACGCAGCCTGCCAGTTCCAACGGCAAGGTGAAGAAGTCCACTGCCAAGAGAGCATTGGCAACTACGTCAGCGAGTAATTCGTGAAACGCGGTCGGCCGAGAAGCATTCGTAGGCGCAAGACGAAGCGCGCCGGTATGAGGAAGACGTTCAGTCCGAAGCTGCGCGCCGCTGCGAGAGCGCGTGCCAACGTAAGACGCAGAAAGGGAAGGTGACATGCCAGTTCCAGCACGAACACCGCAGCAGGCACTACCGGGCCAGGTAGGAGCAACCCCGAACGCCACGCTTGCCAAGCTTGCGATCACGAGGCTCGTCGTCAAAGGTGTGAAGGGCCGGAAAGGGAGGAAGCGCTGATGGCGTTCACTCGGAAGTCAGGCAACAAGAACGGTCGCTACGGCAAGCAGAAGGTGACAATGTTCGGCACGGACACAGCTACCAAGACTAACCGGATCAAAGCTCGACGTAGAGGGAGGAGGTAGAGATGGTCAAAGTTCTGACTAGCAAGGGAGTCGGTGAGCCGAGCTTCCACACGCTTGGACGCGCAGCTTGGCAGCGTGTCAAACAGCCGATGGCGAGCATCCGCACCATTCGGACACTGCGCAAGGTTGACGAAGCCAAGGGCAATACACAGCCCGAAGGTCGCAACCTGCTCATGCGTGCTGGCGTTGGCAAGCCGCAGCAGGCACCGCGAGTCATTGGTGTGAACGAGTTCCCGGCGTTCCCTGGTGCCAAGACGCGGGTATCTGCGCCTTCTCCCACGAATAACCAGGGAGTGAAGCGCCCATGAA